TCTACTTCTTTGTCGATGTCCCACGGGATTGTACCCACAGGTGCAAATGGAAGTACACAGTATTGGTCAGCTTCAGCTGTAACTGTGTTCCGGTGTTTACCACGTTGAATAGTGAAGTACGATTTGCCAGCTACTTTCACGATGTGGAAGATCAATTCCAAGTCTGGTTCTTGACCCAGACGACGGCAACCATCGTAATAACCACGGTTCGCTACAATCTTCACGAAGTCTTCAGTGTTCTCACGCATAAGTTGCAATGCATCAGAAGACAACTGATGAGGTGAGAAGAATGTAATACCACGAGGAGTCGTGTAGTTACGCATACGACGGAACAACAGTCGAATGTCATCACCAGCTACCTTAGCATCCAAACCAGTCTTAGGCAGCATGTTAAGATAGTCAACGCAGAGATATTGAATCTCATAACCCTGAGCCTGCAAACTATCCAGCCAGTTAGTGAAACCAGCAATGGTAAAGTCGGTAGGATCAAAACGAGTAATCAACACCTTGAAGCCAGATTCCTGCAACCGAGCAGAAATGTATTGTGTAGCCAATACCGGATCGATCAGAGTTTCATCGACAGCTTCACCTGTCTCGTTCTCCATCAGGTACTTATAAAGGATCAGCAAGTTGTCAGACAGTTCGTTCTCAAGCGTTACGAACAATGCCAATGGCTTCTTGTTCTTATCACGCATGAACGGTTTGTTGAATAAACAAATGTGAGAGAACAGAGTCAAAGCCAAACCTGTTTTAAAGTTGTGCTGCAGACCACCCCCTAAAATGAACTCACCACGACGGAGTGCACCAAGCTTACCTAGCATTCGGTTGAAACCTTTCCAACCAGTTTTGAATGCACCTTCAATCGACATTGTTTCTTTAACAGCTTCGAAGTACTTAGCAACCAGTTCTGGATCGTCGAAGTCGACAGTACCGATTTCTGCTGGATGTCGAGCATCAGCACGTGCTTGTACATACGGGTCCAACTTAGACTGCATCTCGCGGATCAGACTAATGCTATTAGTAGAACCAACAGCGTTAAACAAAAGCTTGTGTGAATATTCCTTCATGATCTGAGAGATCTTCGTATCATTCAAGTGAGCGCGCAATACGTTACGCTTCTCATTGATACGCTGCATGATCGAAAGACCATCAGGGAATACTTCGTTAACCGCAGCCGCAACTGCTTCAAATAGGTATGATTCTTCTCGAGCACAAACTTGGACGTTCTGTAGAACTTCCATGAGACTCGGGAACTCTGTCGGTGTCTTACAGTTGAGATCAACTACCAAACGACGAAGTTCTAAAAAGGTTTGACGTCCATGGTCGCTATCGATCGTAGTTTCTTTAACTTGGATCGTATCGATTACGTCAGAAATCAGCTCGGTCGATGCCGATGCAGGGGAGTCTTCGCGATGCTCTAGACAGAGCAAAGTGATGCAACTAACCAATAGTTGTTTATGCGATGACATTTTAGCAGTATTCCTGAATGTGAATGTTTCTAATAATGAGCCATGTATTATTAACTAGATGGGTAGTTTATTACATATCCCTATGTATAAGGCTATGAAACGTCAACATTCAACGGGGTGCCCTCCAATGGTCAAACTGTTAGTACTACCCGCCGACTTGCTGGAACATTTCCGTAATGATGGCGTACAGCTAACCAAATTGCTTGATATTAACTATATGTCAAGCGTTGCGTCTGTCAGCGACCTCGCTGCTATCCATGACGCGATCAACAAATTCCCATTCAAGTTTTGTTCTGCTACAAAAGTTGAATTAGCAGACAGTCCTGTAACGGGACTCATGCAACTAGCCAGTGGCGTAGGTGTTACGAACCCTAAGATGCAAGATCTACACAATCGTGTGGAAGGACGTATTACCAACAACGCACTAACCAAAGCGCTGCATCCTAGCCTTGAATGCTATGAATACAGCCTTTATCCTGTAGATGAGAATCTTTGGGTTGCTGTGCAAAAGAGTTTGCACACGGGTAATGGCGATCCTGCTCGACTCTCCATCAAGGCCAATCGTGCATTATTTGATGATATGATCGGCGAACTGATGCGAACTCGCACATTCGAGAGTGTCGCTTCGACAAATCTGTTCACTTATTATTTAGAGGCATTGCAGGCAAAGTAACTGCATCCCTGAATTTTGTAACACCACCAAAAACTCATCCCTTCGAAGGAATAGATCATGAATCTCGATTCACTGTTTAAACATAATGCGCAGAAGCAATACACTCGCTTCTCGATGGAAGATTTCCTCGGCGCACTGGAAGCTGAACAAAACTACGGCGACTCCGTCCTGGCTAAAGGTAAAGGCCTGGTAGAATTCATCAGCCAAGAAAACTTCGGTGACATCACTGAAGCCGGTCGTACCACTGCTGGCCAGATGTACACCGACCTGGGCGCGACAATGAAGAAGTTCGGTTTCGAACACTTTGAAGTCAAAACCGGTAAAGCCTACATCACCGAAAACCAACAGCGCGCTGCTACCGTTGCTGCTATCGCTTGCGCTGACCCAGAAGCTTATAAGAAAGCTCTGCGTGCAGTATCCAAGGAAGTAGTTTCGAACGAAGACCACGTTCACAACGTACGTCACGAGTTCAACGGTCCTGCTGGTTCCCTGCAAGTATTCCAAGACCACCTGGGTCTGGAAAACTACAACGAAAAATCTCAGCGTGACTTCCGCGTCGTAACTGTTGGTTACAACCTCGAAGCTTCCCGTCAGGATGAGTTCGCTGAACGTCTGTACCCTACTACCGTTATCAACCCAGTTGAAGGTGGTGTTGTTCAGGTTCTTCCTTACATCGCTGTAATGAAAGACGTTTACCACGCTGTTAGCGGCCAGAAGCTGGCTAACGAAGAAGTGAACATGGTAGAAGCTTACCGTGATCCGTCGATCCTGGACGACAACTGCACCGACCTGATCCCTGCAGTCGATCCAGATGGCACCAACCTGAAGTTCTTCACTGATCCTGCTGTTGTTCCGCACCACACAGTGACCAACGAACAGAACATGACCATCACTACTGGCCCACTGAAGCCAAACGTGAAGATCGACCTGATGGGTAACTCGAACGCCAACCTGCTGATCAACAAAGGCATGCTGGACATTTCGGATACCATCGATCCAAGTGGCCGTCTGAAAGCGCTGTACGTCAAGTTCGACGGTAAGGTTATCCGCTTCGTTGTTGACCGTCTGCCTACCGCTGTATTCCAGCCTGGTCTGATCGGCGACACCCGCCTTGCTAAACTGGACTTCATCACTGAAGACCTGGTTGTTGGCGAAGACACCAAAGCCATCGACGGTACCATCTCTGCCAACGTGCAAGAGCTGATCAACCGTAAGTGGACTGCTCGTATCAGCGTATCGTTCAACGGTTCGGTTTCGACCTCCCGTGGTGATGCTCGTTACGGCGCAACCGGTATTGAAATCGACCGTATCGTCGACGAAGACCGTAAGCTGATCTCGATCGAAACTGGTGATGGTGCAGCTCTGGTTGCAGCTATCGGCGATCTGGAAGTAGTCGGCTACGACCTGGACCTCAAGTTCACCAACACTAACCGCCGTCAGCGTGGTCACCTGTTGCAAACTCGTGCTATCCAGTTCCGTCACCCAATCCCAATGCACGCTCCGGTAACTCTGCCAATGTCCACCATGGACGAGCAAGGCCCAGGCGACGTTGTGAAGGCACTGACTGTCAACACCAACATCCGTAACAGCAACAACGCTGTTAAACGTCTGTTGAACTACCTGGCACAACTGAAAGAAGTTGTTGGTAATGGTTACGACCGTCCGAAGTTCGGCGCTGTTGAAGGTGCTCTGAGCATCATGATGCGTCCTACCTACCGTGAAGGTTCGCTGCACCTGCCTGACCACATCGATACCCTGAAGTCTCAGGATCGCTGGCAGGACGTGTGCTCGACCATCCTGAACTTTGCTAAAGGTATTCTGTTCCCGGCTTACCGTGAATCGAACATCGAAGCAGCTTTCCGTGTGATCTCGGGCAACCAAGACGAGAAGCCAATGTTCATCTTCGCTACCGACAAAGAAATCGGTAACTACCTGATGACTCAAGGCGACGACCGCACTCTGGGCGCAATCCTCGAGTACGACCTGGTAACTACCAACAACGAACTGTTCGATGGTAAACTGGTAATCGTCCCTACTCGTAAGAACCCAACCGAAAACGACATCCTGTCCTTCGGTCAGTTCTTCTACGTATCGACCGTGATCGCTGACCTGCCTATCACTCGTGGTGGCCAGCAAGTGACTCGTGAGATCGCAGCTGTTCCGTTCAACCTGCACGTTAACAACATCCCATTCGCAATCAACCTGACCATCACTGGTCTGGAAGAAGTGATGGGCAAATCGCAGTGGAACAAACCACTGATCGATGCTGTTAAGGCTCCTTGAAGGAATCCGGGAATAGTCCGTCGATATGAAGACGGTACAATCCGGTACTTTGAAGACGGTACTACCCAACGGTACCTAGAAGCTTAAATCATACTGCCTACCTTCGGGTAGGCTTTATGCTGTGTTATCCTGTAGCGAACGATATGTAAATCGGTGCTTGGGGAAGTTCTCGCTTTTAAGGAATTAACATGTTTGAAATATTAATTGGTTCGGCAGCAGTGCAAGTACCACCTAAACCAGAATTAGTATTGGTACCTAGTACAGAGTTCATTACGGGTACCGCACTTACTACACTGGTTGGTTTGAATTCACAACCCTCACCAGGTACATTAATGGCATGGGGTGATACGACGCCTTGGGTAATCTTGCGTGATACACAAGTAGGTAAAGTGTTTGCTATTCCGCAGAAACCGCTGCGGTATGCTACTGCGTTTAACTCATTGGTTAACTGTGGTGCCCATTATGGGAAGAACGTAATCATCCAAGGAGCTACATGGCAAGTACATTCGTTTTCAGGTTTGAGTGACACAACCAGCGAATGGGCTTTGTACATGCACGGCATCGCACAGATGGGCGCAATCCAACCGGGCAAGAAAAGATTCGCAAGCTACACCTTCGATGAATTAGGAATTGGTGATACGAACACAACTAACCAAGGTGTTAACGTATACATCCGAGAAGAATATAACCAATACCAGTATTACACTCGTGGTAATAAGAACAACCTGACATCGCTGTACAACCAAAACAAAGATAACTTCTTCAATAGCAATGGGTGGAGACCTATCTTAGAATTGGTTTCAGGAACACAACCATGGGTTTAAGATATAAAGACCTCCCCTTAGAGGGAGGCTTTATGTCGCTTGGACTATAAAAAATCTCAGATCTATATTACTACATTGCAGCTATAACACAAAGACCAATCCGAGGTAATTGCCATGGACTATTTTGATAGGTTTAACAGCGTACTCAAAAACGACTTCCATGGTGATTTCTCAGCCATGGTTCATGCACCATACCACTTCGACAACTATCAAGGTGCGGGGCTACCAGACCGCATTAAAGAAGTTGATCGTCGTAAGTCAAAGGAGAATGGATATATAACAACACCTGATGTCCAACTATCGGCTGAGCCAGTAGTGGAACCTGTTGCAGAAGAACCACAGCTGGAAGAGCAAACTGATATTGATTTCAAGGTTATCGACCTGGATGAAGAACTGGATAAAAGGAGAAAAAATACTGAAGCGGATAATCCTGTACAACCTGAACCAGTTGAAATTGTTCCACTTAAGTTGACACCCAACCAGGCGCCTAAAAAGCCGCCAAGGGGGTTAGCTAGTCCATCGGAAGCGGGTACGTCTGCCAAAAAGCAAGGCACCGCCAAACCCGGTAATCGAAAACAACGAAGAGCCGTCGAAGCCACCAAACGTAAAGGTGGAAAAGCGGCAAACAAGAATCCTCGGAAAGACAGTAACCGAGACAGTGGTAGTACACAAGAAGCCAGTACACCGGAGAAAGTAAATCTCCGTGACCTAGGTTTCGGGTTCAGGTTGGAATAGCTTTTATGACGTCTAGCATCATCGATCCATTTTCCCGTATCAAAGGCATTAGCAAGACCCCCACCACAAAACCAAATACCAAGGCGGATACCTTCCCGGTAACCAATCCCAAGTACGCAACTCTAGTTAAATCCGTGAACGTTGAAAACCGAACTCGGATGGAGATTGTTACTTGGGATAACTTGTGTATTCCGTATCATCTCGATGCGCGCTGCCCATCCAATCCGGAAGTAGTGCGTGTCGAGATTTCTCTAAAACCTTGTGGTGGTGCAAGACCCGATTATCTGGGCATGCATGAGTTGATGGAACATGTACCAGCAGAGATGGTTGATTATATCGACAAAGCTCTAAAGGGACAAGACCTAGATCACAACACAGCAGTTGCTCCAGGCACGTTGTACTTCTATTGGGACATCCCACTGGAATTGCTACAAAGATCCCCAGGGGGCGTTCACATTGAAGCTCTGGGTATTGTGGTTAGATTGGCAAAGCACCATAAAGGTGCAACGATTTATCCAGCGGACTATCGACCACCGAATGTGGAGTTCACTGGTGAAGGCATTACAGCTTCCTTTAACAAGATTGATTATTGCATCGAGGGCATTTGGCTAAATCTCAAAGGTGTTACAACTCGATTCTTGTGTAAGAATCAGAATGACCCCAACCAGCCCGAAGGACTTATTATCCATTCGAATGGTACCGAACGAACTTTCCGCATAGACGAATTGTCTGCGAATGGTTTCTACATGACTGAGCAAGATGCAGCAGCTGCACGCGGTGAGACCGCAGCAGAGATCGCTCAGGCACAACGTGCATATCAACAGCAGGTAGACCGAGAATACGAACGGCGACAAAAAGAAGAACAGACGGCTTATGACCGACGACAGAAAGACGAACAACTTCAGCGGGAAGCAGAGAATCGAGAATACGAACGGCGGATTAAAGAAGCCGAACGTGAATCTCGTGAACTCCGAGACTTGCTACAGTTGAGCAGAGAAGAACGCGCCTACATTGATAACAGAGTTGATAAGAAAGATGCCAGCACGAACGTTAAACGTGCAGCAGTCCTATCGCTCGTTCAGGGTGCGGTAGGTCTGTTGATTACCGGGCCGAAGGGCATAGAGGCGATCATCAAGATCTTCACCAGCCTCAAAGGAGAACAATAGCTTGGACCCGAAACTAATTGCCGGTATTCAGAAACGCATGCCACGGATGAATCCAATCTTGGCAAACGGCATCGCAGTAGAACAGATGATGGCTGTCGATGAAGACACCGGGATGAATGCAACCCGGCGTGAGATCGATAAGATCATGGCAATTAACGCTAGCAGCTGGCCGGAAGATTTCAAATATGTTGGTAACACGTTGGTAACAGCGTGGAAGCACTTCGATGAGATTACTCGTGAGTATGGTTCCAAGCGGATTGCAAACATCGCTAAGACCAATACTTACATGGTGAACTTGAACTTCACCTATAAAGGCGAACCGTTATTCCCACGTCCACTGTTGCTCCCCTACATTAGTGATGGCGGCATCGTCACATTGAATGGCGCAAACTACACTGTATCCCCAGTGTCGAAAGACGTAGGCTTCTCCGTGTTGAATGGCAGTATCTTTATCCCATTCCGTCGGACCAAGTTGACGTTCAAACAGAAGTCGCATCATTACTTCTGCAACGGCAACCGTAAGATCATGTACGTGATCTGGTCTCAGATTCACAACGAGATGGGTAAACGAACCAAGAAAGATTATGACAAGCGTGAGCGAATCGAATCCAGTCTGGCTCAATACTTCTTCGCTCAGTTCGGTGTCACGCAAACGTTCAAGCAATGGGCGGGTGCAGATGTACAGGTAGGTTATCTGAAAGATTTCCCACCAGAGAAATACCCACGTGACCAATGGAACGTGTACCAGTCTGCACACTTGACCGGCAATCACCCAACAGGTGATCATGTTCTAGTGGTGCCTGCTCATCAGGAAACAGATCTGGTGAAGCGATTGGTAGCGGGTTTCTGGTATGTCGTTGATACATTCCCTAATCGGTTTGTTGAACCACATTACGCAGATTCCGTTGATCTGTGGCGCATCATCCTCGGCCACATGGTATTCGGCGATTTCGAACACCAGGGTAAAGTTGCAGAAAACATCAAGTCTCACATGTATTCCTTGGAAACAACTCTTGATGAGATGACCATGGAAGAGCTGCATTCTGTCGGCATCAAAGCTGGCAACATCTGGGAACTGTTTCACTCGATCATGACCAGCATGGCTCACCACTTGTATGCATCCGACATTGATGAAACGTCGATGTACAACAAGCGACTCACAGTCCTGCCGTATGTGATGGAAGATTTCAACTACACCGTATCCATGTTCTCTTATATGTTCCAAGGTCGTCGGGATAAAACCGAATGGTCGTTGCAGGAACTGAACGATGGCTTGAAGCGTTCATTCAAACTGAACACAGCTATTCGTAAGCTGACATCGGAACACGGTGAGCTAGACACGTTGTCTATGCCAGGGTCTAACAAGGTTATTCGATGCACGTCTATCCTCGTCCCACAGGATCGTGCGAAGTCTGCATTGGCGCATAACAAGTCCCTACTGGCGGATAACACCCGATTGCTGAACGCCTCTATCGCTGAGGTATGTCAGTATCGAAACCAGCCGAAGAATAACCCCGACGGTCGTGGTCGTCTAAACCTATTCGCTAAGTTCCGTCATGACGGGCTGATCGAAAGACGTGAAGAAGTAAGAGAAAGAATCGACGCAGCACAAGCACGCTTCAGTCGATAAAATCTCAAGTCTATATCACTGGGGTAAGATCCACACAGAAGGGGTAACCCCAAATTGCAAATATCCAACAGGACACATGCATGTACCAGCAGCAACAGATGCAACAGCCTCAAATGAACCAACCGCAATATCTGGCGAATATCTGCTACAACCAAATCGATCAGTCTACGTTCAATCCGAACCTACCTGCTTCGAACGATGTGTTTCCTCAGGTACAACAAACCCAATGGCTTGCTAACCCACAAGCGATGCAGATGTTGGGAATGGCGATCGGTACTTTCCGGTTGCGCTTGCAGGAACGTGCACAACGTAGTTCGCTTCATGTCTGGGCGTATAACAAGATCTCCCAGGGTCGTTTCCAGAATCAAGTATGGCAACAGTGGTGTGGTCACCTGGCTGGCTTCTTGGAGTTCATCTCCGTAGTTCAGGCTCAGAACAATCCACCACAAGTTGCAGTAACCAAAGCAGCAGATACCATGTTCAAGTGCTATCTCGCTTCCTGTGTTGCTGAACAACCACAGCTTGCGCAATTCGTTGCACAAGATCCTAACATGATGGCGGAGTTGCAAAAGTACAGCCAAGTGTTTGGTGCGATCATGCAAGATGTTCAAGCATATCGTTCTGGCCGTATGGTAGCTCCTCAACAGCAGCAAATGATGCAGCAACCGCAAATGGGCATGTTGAATAATGGCCAAATGGTGAGCATGGCTCAACCAAGTGCGGGGCAACTGCCAGCTGTAGGTATGAACCCAGTGTATGGACAACAGCAAATGGTACAGCGTGCACCGATGCAACTGTCGACTATGGCCGTGGGTCATCAGTCGCTCAGCGTACAGCCCGCAATGACTGTGCAAGCGTTGCCTGGTAATGGTGACACGGGTATGGACTACGGTATCCCAACCGCAGAACCAATCCCAGCACCGGCTCCAATGCAACAGATGCAAATGCAGCAACCAGCCGTAACTCCAGCGTTGAATCCAGTTGAGTCGTATGGTGTTTCGGTAGCTGAAGCAACTGCTCCAGTTATCCAGCAGCCATTCGTACCGGTTGAAGAACTTGATCGTCCGATTCCGATGACGGCGAAAGATGTAATCCTTGATCCACATTACTACATCCCACAAGGTGTAGAGATCGATCAGGAGCGTCCATTCGACTTCATCTATTCTCCAGGCGGTATTGTCACGCGTCCAGCTTATCAAGTTGATTGGCAAGTAACACGCAATGACACTTTCGTCTACACCCAAATGGTGAACCCCGAGAAGTACATCCGCTTCTACACGAAGTGGCCAGACGGCGTGGTTCAAGAAAGCATTGTTGAGATCAACGAAATGATGGATTACCTGAAACACGAGATCGATGCTGATCTCCGTGGCGCAGCGTATAAGCCGAAAGGTGAAGTACGTCTCACAGCGCTGAAGATTCACACTCAGATCAATGACATGATGCCTCTGGCTGAAGTCAAAGAACTGCAGCTGGCTGATGAAACTACCCCAGTCAAAATGTCCGGTGATTACCAAGGTACCACTGACATGGAAAACGAAGTAGAGTCCCGTAAGACTCTGCGTGCGGAACTGGGTCTGTCGAAAGAAGACAAACTGCCATCCCACGAATATCGTTCTACCCGTACTCATCTGATCGACATCGATCAAGAGTGCTTCGATGTTCTGATGACTTCGTTGGATACTAACGACCTGCAACAGATCGCTAAAGACATCGCCCTGGCGAACCGTCAAGGTCTGCTGTCTGATCGTGTGTACAACTTCATCAAAGAGCGCCTGACTACCGAAGTCAACAGCTTCATGAAAGACTCGATGTCGCTGGATCTGGATATCGACAACTTCATTGATGATATCAGTGAGCTGATGGATGTCCTGAACACCGATTACGATGCGAAGTATGTCAAGCACCTGAAAGATGCGGCATCTCTGATCCTGGCTCGTTCGGTACAGCTGCATCGTACTGAAGACGAAGAAGGCGAAGTGGTGTTCTCGATCAATGACACTTACGTCAACCTGCAAACTGGTTGGGTGCTGGCTGACCTGACTGATGCGAAGCTGAATGACGAAGCGCAACTGGTGTCGGGCTATACCCACCAAGCACTGATCGATGCTATCAAAGGCATGTTCAGTCGGGCAGAAGCTGGTGAGCGTATCCTGCGTCGTTTCCGTGTGATCACCCTCGATGGTGCTTACCTGGAATTCTTCAAAGGCGTACTGGTTCAGTCGGCATTCATGTTCCGTCGCGTAGCGTAAACCATTTCCAAGCCCTCTCCTTCGGGAGAGGGTTTTATTCTGTTTGGAGCTGTAGATGATTTCTCAATGCACCCGTCGTATTGATCGTGACAAAGGCCTGACCATCAACGATTGGAAAAAGTTCTTTGAAGCTAATCCTTCGCCATGGGTATACAAGGCACACGCTGACGCTCCACTCGATGTAATCAGCACTGCAATGAATGCCAGAGCGTTCGTTAACAACGTGCAGTACTTCGATAATCACTTCACCTACGATCTCCATCTGCTCGATGGTTTCACTGAAGAAGACATGTACAACCACACCGTCGAACCACTTTACGGATTGCTGTTCCGTCATGGTAAACCGGTTGGTGCCGAAATCAAATTCCTGGAGTTTGCTATCTAATGGCAAAAGTACTGTACAAAGGCGGTAAGTGGAAAGGTGTTCAGATACCACCTTGCTGGATTATGGACGGTACTGAAGCATGGGAACTATTCCACGCTAAACCAGGCAAGAAAGATCCAAAGCAGAAATCGCTAGATGAACACATGGCAGAGATGGACGCTAAGTGGCGTAAGTCGGAAGGTCGTAAACCATACGCGGAACTCACTGAACGTGAACGGCTGATGGAGCACAACTTTACTCAACCGGCGTGGAACGCTCTGCTAGCTAAAGAAGCTGCTGCACAAGAATCCGAACAAACGAATTAACACAACCCAAATTAGAAGGAAGCTATGATGAATAATGTTAACCTGTGTGACAAAGCTCTGTCGGACGTAATGGAAGCAGAAGCCGCTGCACCTCAAGCAGCTAACGACAATTGGAAACAGGATCTTAGTGATCGTACCCAAGTTCACAGTGACCATTATGAAAATGTGGTCATCCCTGCAATGTTTCCACAAGAACATTTGCTGGCAGCTGCTGATCACGTAAGTGACAAAGGCTACCAGGTCAGCACACAGGCTGAACATGATGCATTCATGGCTCGCCGTAATCACCGTTTGATTGACGATGATGGCACCTACCATTACGTCGCAATGGATGATCTCCCACAAGTCGGTCGTACAGATGCACCGTACAAAATCACATCGACTGGTGATCTCTTCAAATTTGTAGATGGGCAATACATGGCATTTAACCCATACGCTCCACAGGGGCAACAGATCTCCGCTCCACGTGCTGAGATCGTAGATGACACGGCTAACATGCCAACTGGCGGAACTGGTCCGCTATCCGTGATCTATAACGTGCACGCTCTGCGTCGTGACCTCCACGCAAAAGCTTCATTGAACTGGTCCTTCCGGGATATGGTTCCTCAAGGCATTATCGCGCGTAGCGATGATGTTAAGACACAACGCATCAAGTATTTCCGTCACAGTCACAAAGCTCTCCTGAACCAGATCCGTACGGAAGTTCGTAAGGCTGGCGCTCTGGTTGGCGAATACGTTGATGCTCTGAAACGCATCGGTGTAGATGTCTGGTACGATAACAGCAAAAATGAATTCGGTTTCAAGGATGGGGAATTTGTAGTGGTATTTGCATGACTCGAAAAGTTCGAAAAGGATGGACGCATCCTGAGTGGTATATGACAGGCAAACGGAAACCCCGTATTGCTAAGAAGATGGCGGATCGTAATAATCGTCGTCGTGCCATACTCCATCTCATGATGCGCACTATCTACACGCCGTTAATGTCTGAGTATGACGTGCGTGTAGTCAAATCGGAAGCAAGAAGGCATAAGCTTCCGATGAAGCAAAGAAGCGCGTTGTTCGCTGCACTGTTGATGCATAAGCGAGCTGCATATCAAGGTGTGATCGTGCGTGTGAAGAAGCGAGAAGGCTTCATGCAATCGATTGTTGTACATCGTGATCGTTTAGCTGCATTCATCCGTGAAAACCATGTCTACTCTTATCGTGATGATAAGGGCGAGACTTGGCTAGAGCAACCAATCCTTGTCCATAAACCACTGTAACGACATATTGGCCACCCTTCGGGGTGGCCTCTATGCCTATTTTTTTTTATTCCGGATCGAACATTACGGTAACCGGATGTGGCGGTAACCAGGCAACAGCGTCAATACGAGGCGTCAATATAATCTCACGTGCCGTAGGATCAATAGCACCTGTATAGAAATCCGAATCGTAGACCGGTAATTGATACACGTCCCGAAGATATTTTAATATATCCTCAGTTGTAGCAAAGTCACCCGGTTTACCAGACAGTCGGCCATCAGTGATAGTCTCATCTAAACGCCACCGGTTATAGAACAATGTTGCTTCACCAGTAAAGTCATTTGATGATGCCTTACTTCGGATAGTAACCTTTGCATTACAAGCATTCTGCAACCAGACGCCCGCATTAACAAAGTCTACATCTGAAAGCTGTACCTTCAACCCTGTCGCTTTGTTGAACTTATTCAACAGCGTTTGTTTTGTGTCTAATAGAAACATACCAACCTCAATCGTAATGCAGTCGGATGTAACCATCCATCTGAGTAGAGAATGCAGGATTGAGTTCAACAACCAATACCCGATTACAATCCGTCCTGGCTGTCCACCGTGGCGTAGGAGCGCCGTTATACAGAACCTTACAATGTGGCTCACCTTGGACCAAAGTGTGCGTGAGGCTGATCGCAGTGGGTTGTGTGCCTACATCGAAGTGCACACCCGTATTAGGCTGGACTGATTTGGCAATACGTTCAGGATCGTGGTACAAGCCCACTGGAATATCTTTCAACCATTCTCGCCATTGAGTAAAGTCGTAACGACTAAACAACAGATCGCCATTGTGAAAATTAGGATCGTGTCGTTGTGAGACTTCAGGAAACTCGAGCAACACACCCGTTATAGCAGACAGGTTGATTTTGGTGGTGTTAACCAACCGTACTCTTAAGTGACCTACAAACCGTAATGAATGCGGATCAGCTTGGATAATGAAATCCGGTTCTGCTGGAGCACTGTAGTGATCGAAGGTCTGATGAACAAAGTCATCTGTTTCAAACACAATTTCATTACGGTCGCCAATCTGCTTGAGAATGTCAAGCGTTGTGATTGGTAACTTCAGCCCACTGACATTAACAGCAACCGTATTACGAAAGAACTCAGTACAGTTCAAACGGTCGTAAGTGAATATCGTTTCTGTGATAGCGGGCATTAAGTTAATAGGGTTGGTTGAACGATTTGGGATAATCTCGATCTGGGTCCGTTTAGGACCCAATGCCGTTAACGCCTTCAACTTCACAATCCCAGGCTGAAGCTGGAAATTATACTTGTCGTTGATCATGTCAATAACAGCTTGCCATGATCCTACCCGCAGGTAGTCTTGTGTGATATACATCGCTCACCTTACATGTCGGGATAGTTTGGGTCGTCGGAGTTTTTGTATTGGCCGAGATAGTCATCTACTGGTGGAGCATCATCAACAAAGAACCGTACTGTTTGCAAACCGACGTGCGGTACACGGGTTTTGACTTTTGTCACTGCACCACTCAAGTCAGCAATGTAAACTGTTGGATCGATCTTACGATACAGGTTACCATCAGCCGACAAACGAACATCTGGCATTACCACTTTATCAGTGATCTTGATCTTCTGCTCAGCGCTTGACCGATAAGTTTGTACATTAACCTCATCAACTACCGCTCTGAAGTATGCGCTCATCTCAGCCCGGTAATCACCTACCCTGATGGATGGCATACCAATGACGTGGAAGTTCGTGTAAGCGACGTTACGGAGGTACTGGAGAGGGTAAGAAGACAGACGCTTCATCAACCGCAATAGTTCTCGCTGGATTTCACCCAGAGTGATCACTTTGAACAAGTTGGCACCAGTAGCAATGTTAATGCAATCGGTTACCAGTTGTTCATATTCCGATTTACGGAAACCACGAATGTCAATACCCTGTGGTAAGAAGTAATCATCAAAAGAGATAGGTGCTTTTACCAAACGGCATGTGCGGTTCATGTAGTGTGCTTTAACAGCATTCTCACACATAGCCCGACCATCGCGATGTTCCTGAAACGAGTAAAGTTCCCATAGACGCAGATAAGACTTGTGGCAGCGAGTGGCATCTAAATAGAACTGCTCGGTAGAGATGTAAGACGTCATCGGAAACACACGGTCCTGGATAGCAGTCAATACGTTGTCACCAACTACACGAGGAGATACGAACTTACGGAGCTCCATTAAGTTCGGGAGTGGATCACGCATGACTTCATAGGCAACAACCGAAGGAATCATCGGTACATCCCATTCCCAGACTTGTGTGTAAGCGTACAGCATCATGATGAAAGCATCTTTCACCGAGATAGTCATAAGCTCACCAGTCCGTGGATTAGGGATCTGTACATAAGCACGATACTTACCACGAGAAGCCAAGTCTAACCAATGGTTCAGCAGAACGTTCATGTGAGAACGAACCGATGACGTTGACCGGTCAATTACTTCCGAGTCCAGAACCTTAGTTGGAAGAGTAGAGAATTGATCGGATTCAATCTTCTCAGTGATTTCTTTCTCAGCATCAAAACGAACCAATGGGTTGTCTCGAGCTAAACTGTCCTCACGTTCCAGCAGCTGACCTACAGTTGTCTTATCCTGACCCTCATGAACCACAGGGAAGTTCACGTCAAGCTTGACTAGCTCCGCCTTAGGTTTGAGTTCACCTGGCATTGCAGATGCATTCTGCTTGATGTTATACCAGATCAACGGAATACCACGAGGAGTGAGGATATTATCCACCAGTCTTTGCCATGTGGATTCTTTACCTACGTTTCGTTCGTACCAGTTAATGTCACGATACAAATGCAGTTGCTGGCCTTTGTCCAAGTATGGCATGAATTCATCCAGACGAGAGTTAGAACCTAACCACTCACGGATAAAGAAACTGTTAGCTCGGCGAGTCTTAGCATTACGCAAACGGATCAGCATGATAGCCAAAGGAAGTTGCGTGTAAAGAGATCCCAGGAAACCCGCAAAGTACAGGTCATCTGAAATGTTAAACTGTTCGTTATACCAACGGTTGTAGAAAGAAGTCACCCAGTCTTGTAATTCGTGATCGAAGTTATCTTCGTTCTCCTCGACATACTTGGGATCATAGTACAAAATCTCTCCATTATTTGATTCGATTGCTTTATTAATGTCAATCGGGTAGAGAATGCCGTTGATCAAACCTACTTGGTCAGGATACTGACGCACGAGGTTATTGTAATAAACACTGCCTGGAATGTACTCACGGGCAGTTGCACGGTGAATTGCTAGATTATCCTTTGTAAAGGTTATCTCTTCCAACGTGTCCATGGACCGTACCGTCATCATGCTGTCAGTCGAGTGATACTCGCCAGCCATGTTCATGTAGTACTTCCACGATTTTGGATCTAGTTCATCTGCGATGATACCTTCTTCCGCTAGCCGCTCGTTCAGGATGGTGGCTGCTGCATCAAATTTAATCACCACTGTACGAGCTAGCCGCATTGTATCGTTTCGGTAAACTTCGAAATAAACGTTGCTCATGCTTTTTACTCACTTGAATAATGGGAGCTTCTCATGGCTCGAAAAACTGGGGGGAATGGTAAAACATACCCCATGTTCGAACAAACACAAGAAGGCATCAATCCACTAACGCCACTTGGCGGTATTATTAATTTACTGCGTAAATCAGTAAATGAAAAGGGACAAAGTGTCAACCAACCACGAGTTGGTATCAATAAACAAACAATGGATCGAGTGTCACGTCAGACGTCGCAAGACATTACTGACAACGACTCGATCATGCAGCTTAACCCAGACCTAGAATTAGTTGAGACCGTAATGGTCGGCAACATTCTTTCTCCTAAGGACTTGGGTGAAACAGAGTTGGCTTGGTCGGTTGACCCCGTTCTGTTTGACAGCGAAATTGCACGTCTACTGATTGAGCCCGTTGAAGAGCACTTTAAAAGAGACTATAAGATTAACGACCGTCTCGACCTGGTGCTTCGTGAGATCATGTTCCGTAAAGGTGCATCGATCCACATCGTCCTCCCAGAAAACGTATTGGACCATCTCGTCAATGGTACCCGTAAAGTTTCCATGGAAGCTTATTCAGGTTTGCGTAAACGAATGACCCAAGGTGAGCCACTTGGTTTCCTAGGTCATCCGACTAATTCCAGTATCTCCTTAGAAAGCTGGAACGTAGCCAATGACAACTCTAACCAGATCCTAGGTGATAAGAACCTACTGGTTACCGACAACTTCAATATCCTGAAGTCTCCGGTGGTGGGTCGTCGGGTTCGTGAGATGCGTATTGCAGATCGCTTGAACCGCCATCGTGTTTCTCTAGAAGCAGAGATGGAAAAAGAAACACAGAACTACAACTTCACGAATGCTGACATTGAGAAACTTTATCAGCGTAACCGTAACGGCGTAACCGAGCATGCTCAAGTAGTAACCTCGCCACAGTTTATGGATCGGAAGTCGGTAGGTCACCCGTTAGCATTGCTCCCTCCTATGGAAGCTGTGATCCCGGTATTCATGCAAGGACGTCCTCATGAACACGTCGGCTATTTCTTGCTGGTCGACCAAAACGGTTACCCGGTCTCGAAAGACTCCACCCGTGACTTCTACGGTGAACTGCAATCGTCCTGGAAAGGCGGTGGTGGCAACAACGATGGTAACTCTGAGATCTTACGTCTTACCCGTGAAGCAATGGGTGCAAACGCAAGCAAGCAAGATTATGAAGTTGATGAGATCCAAAAGACTTATAACTCGATCATTGTTAACGACCTGCATAACCGTCTCCGTAACGGTGAGTACGATCAAGAACTAGAGATCGGCCTGTCCGAAGAAATCCAACGTATCATGTTGTTCCGTAGCTGGGAACAGAAGTGCACACAACTTGTGTTCATTCCTGCAGAGCTCTGCACTTACATGGCGTTCAACTTCAACGCTAACGGTGTGGGCGAATCTCTTCTGTCTCGTTCGAAGATGATTGCAACCATGCGTTCTACTTTGCTGATGGCTGACACCGTAGGTGGCATGCGTAACGCAGTAGGCCGTAAGAAAGTAAACATCACGTTGGACCCGGATGATCCTGATGCTGAACAAACCATCTCGAACATTCAATCTGCTATCATGGAACAAGCGCATCGTTCGTTCCCTCTGGCTGCACCCGATCCTACACAAGCAATGGATCACCTGATTCGTTCTGGCTTCGACTTTGCCATTAACGTTAACGGTGCCGACTATGCTGAAACCAAAGTAGAGTACGATGACTATAACACGAACCAACAGGCTGGTAACCCAGAGCTGCAGGATCGTCTACGTCGTATGCACATCTCTGGTATGGGCGTTCACCCTGAGAAAGTTGACCCGATGTCTTCTCCAGACTTCGCTACAACTGCTACACAGAACGACCTGGTATTCTCACGTCGTGTACGTGCTTATCAGAAAGCGTTCACCGAGTACTTGCAGAAATTCATTCGGACATACACTCACCACAGTTCGATCCTTCGCCAGAAAATGGCTAAGGCAATCATCAAGAACCGTAAGATGTTGTCTCCTGAACAAGTATCACAACCAATCGATGAAATTATTGATGACTTTATCGGTGCGTTGGAAGTAGCTCTGCCTGCTCCTGATAACACTCAGCATGAGCGTCAAGCTGAATCGTATCGTGCATACTCGGATCTGTTGGATCAAACCCTGGAAGCTTACATCACCCCTGACCTGTTCCCTGATGAAGTACTGGGCATGTCTGGTGTGGCAGATAAGATTCTCAACCACGTTAAAGCTTACTTCAAACGTCAGTGGCTTACCAATAACAACGTCATGCCAGAACTTGGCGTACTGTTGGAAATGGACGGCGATAAACCTGCGTTCTCATTGCTTGACTACATGGCTACTGCTCAATCCACAATGGGTCGTGCATTCATGGAGTTCATCAAACACGAAAACGACACCAAGAATGATTTCGCTCGTGAGTTTAAGAAGCTCATTACTGAATCAGCTGATGGCGGTGGTGGAGATAGTTTTGGTGGTGATGATACCGGTGGCGGTGGATTCGGTGATGACACTGGTGATGGATTCGGTGCTGCACCTGGTGAAGAACCAAGTGGTGGTGACGAGTTTGGTGATCTCGGCGGAGACACTGGTGGTGATGACATGGGTTTATCAGAACCGACAGAACCAGCAGCAGATGAAGATAGTGCAGCAGCAACGGATGGTTTGGATGATCCGCTTGGCGCAGCAGCTAAAGATGAAGAAGATACCGAGGAAGAAGAACCTAAACCTTGATAGCGACATATTAGCCTTCCCGTTGGGGAAGGCTTTATGCCGTTAGTTGGTACCGAGTACGCGGAAGAAAGCTTCATCGTGTTTGAATGGATGCGCAGGATAACGACCACCATCAACAATTGCTTTAGTTGTCCACCGGTTATGGTTAGCATCGTAGTCGTAACGCTTGTTATCAGAACCAGCGTAAACAAACGTGTCTACTTCATGGATTGTGTGGTAGTCCAGCATCCGACCGTATGCGCCTACAAGCGGTAAGTTATCACCGGTAGGATCAATAAACCGACCTGGTAACCGAAGCCATTCAATAGGTTCAAAGTCTTGAAAGAACGTAGGGGTGTCGACCACAACAAAGAACGATTGTGACATGGTGAGATATTTCATCACAACATCATCAGAACGCATTTGTTCCAGAGACATCAACGTTGGGTTCTTCGGATCAATAGTCAGGCCTAAATGGTCCATGTCTAGTTCTTTAACGGATTGAATGTACCGATCCAAGAACATAGAGCTGCCGACTTCAATGCGCCAAGTCCGATCACCTACTGGTTTATAGACTTTGCCTAAGACCTGTAGATAGCCCCCGATCACCAGCAACACCGTTTTGTTTTCAATGTCGATGTTGTTTGGCATGCTGATATAAGAAGCATCGTTCAACGGTGCACCGGGACGTTGTGGTTTTACCATAGCTTCAGTAATGGGAATCTTCTGAATAGCACCAATCGTTTCAAACGAGTAAATACCAATCTGATTGTTGTTAGCACGACGCACTGATTTATTACCGTCCCAAATACGAATACCATCAGAAGTGTAGTCTGTGATGTGGAAGTAACCGTTTACTGTGGTTAGACAGTATTTATCGTAGTCAGCATAAGAATGGGTTGGGTGTGTCATCAACAGATCTTCTTTAACAAATTTAGAAGCTGTCGAGTTCACATGCATCAACCGTCCTTTAGGTTGGGCTACATAACCAGCATGCCATGCTTGTGCATAACGAACTAAGCGTTCCGTTTCAGAAGGCAATGTCTTTTCGAATGGTAGTGTCTGGTTACCCACCGAGGTTAACCACTGTTGCACGGTGAATGTCGGATCAACGTTATTCATCCATGTGGTCACGTTGTCAAACTTAAGTGCTTTGACTTGTTGCTGGCCACTACCTGAATAAGAGACGTACAAAATCACGTCACCAAAATTAGTGGTAAGGGTCGTTACGATTTCATTGCTGAGGTCAGCTTCTTGCCAACGGCCCTTACGTCTATCGGCTCGATAGCGAGAACGTACTAGTGTGTACATTATGGAACCTCCGTGGGGATTGAATAATCCTATGTGAATTTAAAAATACTGGTGTGCAATACACATCATTAAGCTACTAACTGCGCACCAGCGCTACATAGGAGGATCTATGTCCACCATGAGTACTACTGGTCTCTATCCCGAAGACTTAACAGGGACTAACCCCCTGAACCTGGTCACGGGTGAGATTCAGACGCTGCAAGTTCCTGGGCCTGATGATTACTACTTCATCATTCCAAAAGCTGCTCCGTACTTTACGGACTCTCTCAAAGTGTACAACGCCCAAACGGGTCAGTTGTATGTAGAAAACGTAGACTATCTAACTGGTCACTTCTTTATTGAAGCAATGGACTCAATCGGTCGCCCGATCAACGGTTCCATTCGTTTTATGAAACGCACCATCCAAGGCCAGGTACGATTAGAGTATCGGACGATTGGTGGTCAATGGGGCTTCAGCGACACGGCTATCCTGGCAGAACTTTCTAACCGTCAGTTCAACCCACTTATTCGTAGCTGGGGTCAGATCGATGTACTCCCTGCATTGTTTCCTTCGTTGGAGCACCAGCAACCAATCAATTCGTTGGTAGGTTCGGCAGAGATCAAGAAAGCGCTGGAAGACTTGGCAGCTGTTATTGAAGCATCGGCAGAAGGGGCTTCACAGTCTCACTTGCTGGACTTTAATAACCCGCACAAAGTAACCAAAGCACAGGTCCTGCTTGGGTTGGTTCAGAACTATGCAATGGCTACTGATGCGGAAGCTCGTGCCGGTACACGCGATGATGTTTACATGTCATCTCGAGCAGTGTTCCTACAGATCACTGATAAAGCACTGAACCCACTGAATGCTCACATCAATGCTCGTGGTAACGTTCACGGTCTGGTAGCTGCTGATATTAACTTGGGTCGTGTTCCTAACTTCCCTGCTGCAACTCCAACAGAAGCAGTGGATATCACCAACAACAGTACGTTGCTGACACCGTACACTGGTTCTCTGTTGATCCAACAGCTTTCGAACGTTCCACGTATCGATGCTCTGGAAAACCTGATCAAGCAACACATTGCCGACACTAACAACCCACACAAACTGACTCCTGCTATTTTGGGTATGTACTCGAATGCACAGATCGATCAGAAACTGGCTGACATAGCTGGTGGTGGCGGTGACGCAACTACCTTCGGTGGTAAGACTCCAGCGGAATGGGAGGATGGTTTTGTTGCAGTAGCTGATGCTGAATCGGTTATCGACAAAGTTCGTGTTCAACATGAAACTAACATCGCCTTGCTCCAAGCAGTATCTTTGGAATCCCCATGGACCCCTGCAAATGAATCCGCTTATCAGAGTTGGTTGATCGGTGCAGCACAAGCCGGCTATAGTGCATACAGCGTTAGTAACTCGCTGTGGTCTACACTGTTAGTGCAATCAGCAACTGGCGTTCAGATCCCTAACGTTGATGTCATGCGGAATGCTCAAGAAAACTGGTCTGGTGTTAAAGACGCTTCTTACGTAGTGGCACCAAATGGTTCGCTGCGCGCATATGGCCCAGCATCCGTAGCTGCACCAGTAGGATGGAAAGACGATGTGTCGTTTGATCCAGCGAATGCACTGGAAGCAGTATGGGCAACCTCAGGGTTGGTCTATATGCGTAAGCGGAGTATTCCTGCAGGTACTGGCGAGGCAACTCCTGGCGATCTGTATGTTTACGGAGCTTCTACTCCACTGACATTAGTAGCTACATCTGCACAAGGGGCAGCGGGCGTCTTCACTTCATCGCAACACTTGTTTATTGGCGAAACAACTATTGTTGAATTAGCTGATGATACTTTCCAAGGTCGTGGCCAAGCAGGCTGGGTAACAGCTATCAATGCTGTCATCGCTGCACTGGAAACAGAGATCAACAGTAAGTCAGCAGGTGACGTTATCCGTAACGCTTGCGTTGGTGATACCCATGTGGTGTTCACTAGCTCCGTACGAGGTGATCTGTATGTGTATCAAATCAATCGTACTGGTAACAACGTTACTGGTGTTACACGAGTGGCTAACCCGGTTATTTTTGATGGCAATGGTACAGTAGTTCCGATTGCTAACATCACTGGTATTACTTGGTGTACTGGTCAATACAGTCACTTTGGTATGGTCACAGCTGACGGCGGTGCATTGTTCTTTGGGGATAACTCGCAAGGTCAGTGTGAAGTCGATAATAAGGCTGGTCCATTCTTAGCAGTGGTAGCTGGTTTTAATTACACCGTCACGATCAATGACAAACACCAAACGATGTTCTGGGGCAATTCACCAGATAACTCAATGTTGTATGGCACGCGTGGCACAGTGATCGAAGAGGTGACTCCATGATCAGTACAGCAAAAGTAACGGCGCTGCTTCAACGCATCGCCTTATGGGCTGGTGAAACAACTAGCCGGTTTACGTTGGTCAAGAATCGACTAGACGCGTTAGAGGCCACCACCCGTGATCTCAAAGATCAAACAGCCGATGCGGTTGGATTAGGAGAAGTTGCTAACCATGCCCCCTCAACGCTTAGACAAGCAAAGGGTGGCGTGAACAACACGTCCAACATGACTCCACGACGTACTGCCGATTATGCTGAAGAGAATATCTTTGGTCCGATCGGTGAAGCGTTCAAAGCATCCGCTGCACGTTTACCATAAACACACAAGACGGGACATGGGCAACCGTGTCCTCTTTTGTAAGCATTATCCAAACGGAGTAACCCATGGATAACCCAATCGTACAGCTACCACTCGATCTAACCGGTACGAACCCGAATAACCTCATCGGTAGCGAAGAACACCTACTGGTAGATCTTGATGGTTTCCCGTATAAAATCATCACCCTCTTCCATGGTGGTTTTTATACGAAGGGATTCAAGGTCTTCGATGCAAACTACGAACCACTAAGACC